GCCCGAGGCGGCGGCGCATTGGCCCGGCCCGATCCGCGAGACCGTCTCTGACGAGCGCGAGGCCGAGGCTGCGGCCCGAATGCACGGCTTTGCCGAAATCATCTGGTGCGGAAGGATGCACGATGGCTCTGAAGGTTCCGCGCAACCCGCAGTCGGGATCGCCTCCGGGGCAGTTCCGTAGCGTCACGCCGTCCGATGGCTCCGACCTCCCGGAGCGGGAGTGCGGCGCGCTGACGTGCCTTGTCGCGGGTAGTGCGAGCGTGATCGGCGCGCACGACACTGACGCCGTTACGGTCGCCCTGGTTCCGGGCGGCTGGCTGCCCGGACGGTTTCGGCGTGTCCGGGCGACCGGCACGACAGCGACCGGGATCGTGGCGGCCTACTGATGCGCCTTTTCGGCCTGACCATCACCCGGACGCGCGAGGAAAAGGCGCTGTCGCCTGTTCCGTCGTCGGGCGGCTGGTGGAGGGTCATCAGCGAGGCGGCACCGGGGAATTGGCAGCGCAACATCGAGGTGCGGCAGGCCGACGTTCTGGCGAACCCGACCGTGTTCTCGTGCATCAGCCGGATCGCGACGGACATCGCCAAGCTGCGACTGCGGTTGGTCGAGCTCGACAAGGCCGCCGCGATCTGGGTCGAGACCGAGAGCCCGGCATACTCGCCGGTGCTCAGGAAACCGAACCACTTCCAGACGCGGATCGAGTTCATCGCGTCGTGGATGATGAGCAAGCTCGCGTTCGGCAACGCCTACGTGCTCAAGGTGAGGGACGCGCGCGGCGTCGTGGTGGGCCTCTACGTGCTGAACCCGAGCCGGGTGAAGGTGCTGGTCTCCGAAAACGGCGACGTGTTCTACGAGCTTTCGCAGGACCATCTGGCCGATATCCAGCAGACGCAGATCGTCGTGCCCGCGCGGGAGATCATCCACGACCGGATGAACGCGCTGTTTCACCCGCTGGTCGGGCTCTCGCCCATCTACGCGGCCGGGCTCGCGGCGACGCAGGCGCAGCGCATCCAGAACAGCTCGGCGCAGTTCTTCGGCAACGGCGCGCGGCCGAGCGGCGTCCTGACCGCACCGGGCGAGATCGAGCAGGCGACGGCCGAACGGTTGAAGGCGTATTGGGAAGCTGAGTTCTCCGGGCAGAACACGGGCAAGATCGCGGTCCTGGGCGACGGCCTGAGCTATGCTCCGATGATGATGAGCAGCGTCGACGCGCAGCTGATCGAGCAATTGAAGTGGTCGGCAGAGACCATTTGCGGCTGCTTCGGCGTGCCGGCCTACCTGGTCGGCGTCGGGCAGGCCCCGCTGAACAACAACGCGCAGACGCTGCGCGAGGTCTACTACTCGCAGTGCCTGCAGATTCACATCGAGCAGATCGAGGCGCTTCTCGACGAGGGCTTGGAGATCAAGGCTCCGAAGGGCGCCGAGTTCGATCTTGACGATCTGCTGCGGATGGACGGCGCGGCGCTGGCCGAGGTCGCCAAGACGCTGGTGGGCGCGGGTGTGATGGCCCCGAACGAGGCGCGCCGCAAATTTGCGCTGCCGCCTGCAAAGGGCGGCGATGCGCCTTTCATGCAGGAGCAGAACTGGTCGCTCGAGGACCTGGCGAGCCGCGCCGCGCTTGGCGAGCAGATCAGCCAGCCTGAGCCGCCGCCCGCGTTGCCCGCGCCAGAGCCTGACGACACCGAACGCGCCATCGCAGCGATCCGGTTCAAGTATGCGGAGGCGCTGCATGTCTCTTGATGTTGACCGGCTCGCGGAAGCGATGCTGGCCGGCACTCAGGCGCTGATCGCGAAGGCGATGGCCCCGGTAATGGCCGAGAATGAGCGGCTTCGCGGCGCCAACGACGCGCTTGCGGCACGCCTTGCTGCGGTCGAGGCGCGTGAGATGCCCGAGCCGTTTGACCCGAGCGCGCTTGTGGAGGCGATCGGGTCAAAGGCGGACAAGGCCGATCTCCCTGACGTTGATGCAGCGATTGCGAAGGCGGTCGGTGGCATCTCTATCCCCGAGCCGATCGACGTTGCCGCGCTTCTCGCCGAGGTGAAGGCCGCAGTCCCAGCGCCGTTCGACCCAAGCGAGATCGAGGCGATGGTCGCGGCGCTTGGAGAGGCCGTGAGCGCGATCCCTGCGCCGCAGGAGGCCCCGGCACTGCCCGACGTGCCCGCGCTGGTCGCCGATGCCGTGCAGGCGGCCGTGGGGGCGCTACCGACGCCGCAGGACGGCAAGGATGCGGACCCGGCCGAGATCGAGGCGCTGAGGGCGGAGATCGCCACGGTGAAGGCGGCGATCCCGACCCTCCCCGACCCCCCCGACCTGAGCGGCTTCGCGACGAAGGCCGAGGTCGACGCCGTGCGCGAGGCCATCCCGGCGCTCCCTGAGCAGCACGACTACGCGCCCGAGATCGCGGTGCTCGCGGCCAAGGTCGACGGGATCAGGATGCCCGAAGTCGTCCACGGCAAGGATGGGTCGGGGATCGTCGAGGCGCGTCAGAACGCGGACGGCGAACTGATCCTGAAGTTGACGACGGGCGACACCATCAACGCCGGCAAGGTGCGCGGCGATGATGGGTTCGGCTTCGATGACATGTCGGTCGAGGACGGCGAGCGCGAGTTCGCCGTCGTGTTCACGAAGGGCGATCGGGTTGAGCGGTTCTCGCTGACGAAGGGCGTCATCCTCGATCGGGGCGTGTGGCGCGATGGTGCGTATCAGAAGGGCGATGGCGTGACCTGGGCGGGTTCGTTCTGGATCGCGCAGCGCGACACAGCGGACAAGCCTGAGACGAGCGACGCCTGGAGACTGGCAGTGAAGCGGGGCCGTGAAGGCAAGCCCGGTGTCACTCCGTTGCCACGGCCCGAGACGGTGAAACGATGATCGAGCCTCGGAGGATCGAGGGGCCGACCACATTCCCTGCCACGCTTGAGCAGGTGAAGTGGCACCTGCGCGTCGACCACGACAGTGACGACGATCTGCTGAGCGAAATCACGATGCCGGCAGCGCTCGGGCAGATCGAGACCAAGATTCGCCGGGCCGTGATGCCGCAGACGTGGGAGATGGCGCTGGACGCGTTCCCGTCGCGCGAGATTGCGCTGCCTTATGGGCCGCTCCTCAGCGTCGAAGCGGTGGCGTACGTCGATCAGAGCGGCGTCGAGCAGGCGCTGCCCGTCGAGGCTTACGAGATCGACAGCTACAGCAAGCCCGGCTGGGTCATTCCAACCGGCGCCTGGCCCGCGCCGATGGCGACCGCGAACTCGGTGCGTATTCGCTGGATCGCGGGAGGCGATTGCCCGCCCGAGGTCCGGCAGGCGTTCCTGCTGCTTGTTGGCCACTACTACGTCAACCGCGAGGCGGCGGGTGCGTCCATGGCTGCGATTCCGCTCGGGGTCGACGCGATGCTCGCGAACCATCGGTTCCGATTGACCCTCGCCTGAACCACCCCACGAAAGGGCATTCCCATGGCTCTGCAGCTCTCTGCGGCGGTCCGAAACGCGCGCCTCGACGCGATCGAGGCGACCATCGGCACGTCGGCCGTGCTCAAGATCCT